CTCTTTTGTATGCCTCTGCTGTACGTTTTATTTCTGCCGCTTTTGCACTTTTATTTTTGGCCCCGCTGAGATACTTCTTAGCAACGCCTGTTTTTTTGTCTTTTGCAACTTTTCTAAAACGTCTGCGAACCATTAATCTTTTTCTTTTTTAGTTTTTGCTTTTTTTGGCTTTGGCTTTTCTGCCTTGTAATCATTTAATTTTTCAAAGAATCCCTTTGCCATTACTTCTTTCCTCCCTTCTTAACTTTCTTTTTCTTTGTGCCTTTTGGCTTCATTGACCCATATTACTTCTTTTTGCGTTTTTTAGCTGTCTTTTTTTTGCCAGCGGTAGATAGTGCTATAGCCTGTGCTTGCTTTAATGTGCGGCCTTCTCTCATCAAAAGCCTTATGTTGGCAGAGATAGACTTCTGTGACTTTCCTTTCTTGAGTGGCATTATGTTTGTCCTGTTTTTTCTATTTTATTAAGTTCTTTCTCTTCTTTCTCTAAAACTTCAACACCTTCAATAACATTAATATTTTCTGAACCATACCTGTGAGTCAAAGCTGTTGCTACGTCTAAAGCTGTTGTTTGACTGCCACTCATGTAGTTATGTCCAGCCGCCCCATAACTGTAGTTCAAAGAAAACTCAGCATCTTCAATAAGTTCTTGATTACCTGTCCAGATAACAGTATCAGGTGAACTCACCATTGTGGCAAAAGCTGTCTCCTCACCGAACTTAACTTCAATCTTTATTGCCATCAGTAAGTGTTCCTAGTCATTGAAAGAATCATGTGAAAATGATCTGGGTCGATTGTATAAAGTCTAAACATCAACTCTGGATCTGCAAAGTGTTCAACGCCCATACTTACAACTTCAGTCGCAGTATCTACAGTTTTGTTCAAGATTCGATCATATTTTCTATATGGTCTGCCAACATAAGGTGTAATAAAATCATCAGGCAAAACACTTTCTGATAAAGTCCATGCTTTTTTGACTTCTCTGACTGATTTTGTTGGAACATTGCTTGTTATTTTTGAAGCTCTAAATCCAACAGCCATATCAAGGTTTTCTTTTCTAACCTTTTCAAGTGAATGTCCTATTTCATGGAATACTGTTTGTTTAGCACTCAGATCCATGTAAGCTAACTCTGGATCTTCAAAAGGAACTAATATTTCACCAAGAGCATCATTGCTTGCTCGACTTGTTCCTAGCTTAACCTTTGAAATTTTGCCGTCCCTAACTGAATAGTTTGGATTGACAGTGACTCCACCACCATTGAACATCTTTGAAAACTCTTCTACTTCTGCTCGAACTTTGGCTTGAAGTGCTTTTGTTTTATTTCTAAATGGCAATTTATCAAGTGTTTCTTTAATCTCTGCATCAGTGACATTTGTTTCTAGTAGTTCTTTTCTAAGAATCGCCATTTCTTTTGATCCTTCAACTTCTATTTTTCTAAAAGCCTGTCTTGTTTCTAACCATTTTGACCGCCTAATCTTCCTTTCTTTGTAGTAAATATCAATAGCTTCACTTCTGGTCAATCCAGCTTTTTTTAGTCTGGTAGGTGTTCCGTAGGTCTTTTGCCAGCTATAAGTAAAATAATTTTCTGACGCTGTTTCATATTCATCAAATGCTTTTTTATATTGTTTTGATAATTGATTTGCCTTTTCAAATCTGCCTTTAGTCATTGATTCACCTCTTCTGATCGCCTCTTTATAGTCTGTTGTTACGCCCCATGATCCCTCTACAACCTTTGTGTTAGCCATAGACTTGACTGCCGTCACTGTTTCTGCCGCAGCTTTTGGTTTTGGCACTATCGCACTGACTTTGCCGTATAGCCTTTGCAAATCTTTGAGACTACGCTTTGTTCCGTCATTGCGGATCATTTTTCTTAAAGCCTTCTGTCCAGATCCTTCTCTAGTAGCTAATTTCTTAAAATAGTTTACTTTTGATGTATTCCCTAGAGTTTTGATCTGTAGGTCTTTATCCTGATTTAGCAACCAGTCTCCGTATGCCGTTCCTTGCGGTACTCGGCCAGTTGATGATGGCCTAAATCTTCCAACAACA